GCTAAAACAATAAGTGTTGAACAAATTCGGCAACAAAAACATTCGTGGAAAGATGAGTGGTTGGTGGTTTTCTTTACGTTAATCCTTGCTAGTCATTTTATTCCTTACACACAAGAAACTATGTTAAGAGGATGGGAAATTTTAGAATTTGCTGATCCTATGTTCTGGTATATTATTTTAACTATAGTAGGAGCATCATTTGGTGTAACTACAATGAATAAACTAAAAAAATAATGGATAGAATAGTATATATTTTCTTAGAAAGATTAAGTCATTACTCTAGTAAAATTAGTATTTGGTCATGGCAAAAGCTATGGGGAAATAGAAAGACAGGTCGTGGTTATCGAAAGTGAAATACATAAAACCATTAGCATATTGTGTATTAGCTATACTTTGGGTAACTTTAATATTTTCTACAGTTAATGCTTATGCAGGTTCTACACAATCAAACACAAGTGGAAGTAACACAGCAATAGAAGGTGGGTACACAGGAGGTGCAACTACATATGAATCTGGAAGTACATCTACAAGTACAAGTACAAATAGTTCTACATCTAATATAAAATCTTCTCCACCTACAGCAGCAGCACCATCATTTTCTGCTCAATCGCAAGATGTATGTGCAACTGGTGCAAGTGTTGGTATGCAAACATTCGGACTCGGATTATCTGGTGGTAAAACATTTAGAGATATGAACTGTGAAAGAATTAAATTAGCTAAAGTGTTATATGACTTTGGAATGAAAGTTGGAAGTGTTGCATTACTTTGCCAAGACGAAAGAGTCTTTGAAGCTATGATTAATGCAGGAACTCCTTGTCCTATAGATGGACAGATAGGTAAAAATGCTATGGCAATATGGAAAAAATATGATTTTGAAAGACCAGACTATAAAACTTACGTTAAAAGAATGAAGAAAAGAAATAAAATAGATAAGTCTATTCATATTCAAGAACTTAAAATTATAGAATCAGAAAGTGATAAATGAGAGATTACAAAGTAATTGAAAAATATTTAAAAGAAAACTATAAAAAAATTGTTGAGATGAGTTTGTTTAGAAACCTTAAAAAAGAAGTAGAAACAGGTGCTAATGGAACTCAAAACTACATTATCAAGAAAGGTATAAATAAGGGTAAAACAATGATTAAATGAAATACATAATAAAAATCTGTAAAGCTATAGATAATTTTTTATTTGCACCACGTTGTAAGTGTAAGAAAAAATGATTATAGACAAAAGCAAAGCAGACGATAAAACTTATGAGAATGAGAGGGAGTTTATGCAAGAGTTATTAAATAATACTCCACATGAAGAACAGTTTGAAGAAACAGGCTCTAAACAGCCTATATCTAAACGTAGAAAGCCTAAGAAGGCTTAATACTACCCATCTATCATAATATGCTTAATGCTTGTCTAAGAGTGTGTGAGAGCTATTAAAGGGCAACTTCAATAAGCACACCAATACTAAGGATTATTATCATAAAAAAAGGTGAGTTAACGTCTGCTCACCACAGACAGCAACATAATTTTATACTCTGGAAGCTATAGAGTTTAAAAGTAAGCAACTCAAATAAGATAAACCATTGGTGGTATTTTATCATTACACCATACTGGATTATTTAAGTCACTTACCCTAACAGGAGCTAGTAATGAACTACTAGCATCTAGGAGGGGACGACACATTATGGAAACCTCCTAAATTCTTTAATATTTAAAACTGTGGTTTATCTTCATCCCATGCATCTTCTTTAGCTGCAGGAATTGTTGAACTAGAAATATTATCTTTCTTAGAACTTAACATTCTAATTACTCCACTAAATCTTGGAACGATAATTTCAGTTACATATCTTTTTTGACCACCACCATCTTCATAACTTCTAGTTTCAATTTCACCTTCAAGGTAAATTTGAGTACCAGATTTTACATATTTGCCAACCATCTCTGCTAATCTAGGATCAAAGACTACAACTTTATGCCAAGTTGTTTTTTCTTCGTCTTTAATCTTTTTATTAGTTGCAATAGACATATTTGCAAATGCATCACCTTTTTTAGTTTGTTTTATTTCAGGTTCAGCACCTAATCTTCCTACTAATATAACTTTATTAATCATTTTTTACCTCTCTTAGATTTTTAGGATCTATTACTTTAACATTATCAGCAGATCCATTTGAACTGAATTTTGATTTCATTTCTGAAACATATTTATTACTATCAAACATACCAAGAAACACATCAGCATTAAGACCTAAATAACTAAATGCTTTAGTCAATGCGTCTGTCGCTGCTTTCTTAGGGGCTTCATCATCTAACGTACCTGCTTTTTTATATAAAGCACACACACTAGATATTGGGCCATATGAATACCAAGTATCATTATCTTTCCATTGTACTTTAACTTCTGCAAACACATTTTGATCTGTGTATGTAAAAGCATTTACAAATCTCCAACCCTTACCAACTGGGCCAAACAATCCTGTCATGCACATAATTTGCGACATTGGATCGATAGTGGTTAATGTTTTTCCAAACTTTGGAAATGGCTTTGTCCATTTAGGATCTGTACTTTTAGCTTGATCCCATATTAGATAGTTTTCATTTTTTCCTACTCTCATCATATTCCTTTTGTTGTATATTGATTATTAACATAAGATTTACTAACTACATAAACATATGCAGATTTCATACTAAGATTTTTACGTTTATCTTTACGTTCAATTTTATCAAGCTTGAATAACTCAGTCACTCTTGGTCTAACTGTAAATGGACTAAAGTTTAACAACTCAGCAACTTCATCTGCAGTAGCACCAAAATTTCCTTTATTAAGAATAACATTAAATACTTTATTCCTAATAGTTTCTACACCTTCTTTAATAGCTTCAGCAGCTTCTATAGAAGTTTCCACGTCCCTATGACCTGGAGAGTATGGGTATAATCGTTCTTCCTTCATCCCACTCCTTTTTGTTAAAGTTTTTAAAGTCGATAAACTCTGGTGGTTCTTTATCGGCTTGAACATAATGCCAGAATACTAATTCAGCACTTAGTAATTGTTCTTGAAACTCTTTGTCTTCGTTAACTTCAATCACTTCATACTTTAAATTGCCAAAAAAGGCTGATATATATAGCTTATTGTAACCACATACCATCATATTGTGTTGCAATTGTGCTTTGTATTTATCGGCTACCTTCTTTGCATTACTGAAAGCATTGGTATGTTTACATTCTAATAATGCGTTAACACTATCAATTATACCATCTGGGTGAGAGTATAAATGCTCATAATCTTTGTGAACAAAGTGTTCATTATTTCCTCTAACTTTCATTTCAGATTGTTTTTCAAACCATGCTATATTAAATGGTTCTGTATGTATTCCCATTTGTACTGGCAACACATCTGACAAATCTGGGTATTGACTCTTACCAGTTTTTTCAGACCATAGTTGATGCCAATCACCTTCGTATATTCTTGTTGCATCTGATCCACCTAATCCTGTATTACGATCAAACTCAACTCCGTTAATCACTTGATTGTTCTTCATGTAACCCTTTCTCTATCATTGTTTCTATTACAGCCATCATTAGCTCTTGTTTCTCATCCCAGTTCTTGGAATCTTTTTCTAACTTAGTTCTCCACATATCCCAAGTAGCTATAACTTTATTCTGTTGTTGTTCAGTAAATTTATATCTCATTAACAAATCCCATTAATTTTTCATTTCTTATTTTAGTTAATGGTTCTGTAATTTCTTTCCAATCCCAATAATCATTTTCTAAATCATCTTTTAATTTATTAATTTCATCTTTATGAACTCCATTAACTCTAATTATTATAAAATGATCTGTCATATACTTCCACCTATCTTGAAGTAATGTTCAACATCCTTGTCTAACTCTTTTGTATTATATCTTGCTTGTAAAACTATTAACAACTTTTCTAATTTGTTCTTCGATAGAACTCGTACCTTTCTTCTCAACCTTACTAAATTTCTCTTTTTGTCTAGTTTCATGT